AGATTAAACGTAGTAGAGAAAGACTTACAAGAAATCAAAGAAGCCCATGCCAAAGACCGTTGGTTAGTGATGGGCGGTGTTTCTGTGCTAGCTTTTGTGTTCTCAATATTTGGCGATATGTTTAAAAAGGTTGTAGGATTATGAAATGGATACTTGGTTTATTTACCTTATTATTGTCTTTATTATTTGGTGGATTTGGACGGCGTAATGATATCCAAAAAGACATTAATAAGCTTAGTGCTGATATTAAGTTTAGCATTCTCAAATCCGACAAACTCAGAGACCCCAACAAATAACGTCGATCTGGTTGCTCAAAGATATTTAGAAGCTATCGAAGCTAAAGCAGAATATAAAGCACGTAAAGAGTCTTTAGAGGGCGAGTTGCTTTGGCTCAGAGCGCAGAACTTAGTCCTATTCTTTGTGGTTTCTTATATGGCCGTTAACAAATGATCAAACTATTTAAAGCTATTTTTAAACTATTTTTTAAACAGATAGAACCTGTGTCTACCCTTATCCAAAATGGTTTTTTATTCAAAGCTACCATAAAAGACAAAGAGGCTTCTGGAATACTTTCTTACGGTGATAAATCATGGCCTGCTATTTCTGGACGATGGGGAAACGGATACCTGCCAGAAGGGTTATACGAGGCTTATGGCTTCTGGGATGAGTCAGGTGATGCGTACTCATACAAAGACGAACACGACCGTAAAATAGGCTTTTATATTCGTTTAGAGCCTAAATTCAAGACAGATAGAACTCAGTTACTTATTCATTTTGACGGGAATGTAGAAGGCACATTAGGGTGCATTGGAATTAAGCCAAAGGGATATTTATATGCTTTAGATACTTATTCAGACCTTAAAAAGATCATGCAAGTTGGCAAGGTTCCGCTTGAGGTAAAATACACTTAGTCAACCTTTATTTTTTTCTATCCTTTACAGCTATTAAAAACCGTTTGTTATTCTAACAGTCGAGGAGAAATCAATGAAAAATTTAATTAACTTATTATCGTTCACATATAACGAATCAAACAAACTTATTGTTATTATCTTAGCCTTAGCGTTACTTTTAGCGATATTAATAGGTTTTTTTGCGCCTTTACCTGCGAATACTAATCTTAAAATGATCCGACCATTTGACGATAGTATTTATCCGGTAGTAATCAGTGGACGATTCGGGGCCCCAAGATCACAAACAATGGGCGGAACTCAATACCAACACACAGGTATTGATTACAAGTTAGAAAAGGGGACTAACCTTAGAGCGGCTTATGATGGGAAAGTGATCTTTGCAGAAGACGCTGAAAACGGATACGGGAACTTAGTAAAAATAGATCATGGTAACGGGGTAGTGACTTTATACGCTCATTTACTTAGACCAGACGTTAAAGAAGGCCAGATAGTTAAACAAGGTGATCTAATAGGAAAAGTTGGTAACTCAGGTAGGAGTTTTGGATACCATTGTCATTTTGAGGTTAGGCTAAATGGGAATCCTGTTCATCCTGCCCAATTCGTGTTTTAAACCCCTAAGTTATTAGGCAAATTTGGCTTGGATTGCGAGTTTATCGGTGTATTGCTTGGCGATAGCAAGCAAGTCTTCAGCATAGAGTTTTTCTTGTTTTTTGGACTTCTCGCATAGTGTTAAGTAGAACTCAGGGCCTCGTTGTTTGATTAAAAACTCAATAAACTTATGTGGGTGATAGTTCATTTCCATGTTACACCCAGCGCATGAAGGAACGGCGTTTTCTTCGTCCCAACGTACTGAGTAATAAGACCTAGAAATAATATGAAAGCAGTGTTCTGTTGGTCTAGCGCAAAATGTACATTGTGGGCTAAGTGATCGGATGTATGAGGCAAAGGCAGTATCAGCTTTTTTAACTAGATTCTTACGGCTAGGCTTCTTCTTATCTTTTGGTTTCATTAACACAAGATAATTGTATAATATTTTTGATTCCTAATTTGCGTCCCTCGGTGTGGCCATCGGGGGATGTAAAATACTTGTTGCATTTCTTTTTTTATTTTAGTATCTTTGCAATGGCTGGCGAGTTACCGCATGGACTCCCAGCCAGCCTATACAAAGGCTAAGTGCATGTGGAGGCAAATCAATCGTGCGGAATTCTTAAAAACAATTCCTGATTTTTGCTGAGTGTAGAGGGGCGTAGTAATCGCCGTTTATGGCACTTAAAAGAACATAGACTATTTACTTGCTGGCCCGCCACTGGTCTACATGTGGCCCATACTTCGGTATAACCGGCACTATCAGTTCTACTAGTGAATTGATCTCTGAATGTCTAATTTTAAATTAAGCTTAACCGCTCAAGGGAATCTTATACCCTTTTTAATCTTAGATAATCAGAGGATTGTGCTTAAACCTCCTTCGGTATTACTTAGGAGTTAGTATGGATTATGTATTAAATGGAATTATTAAATCTAATATGGATATTTTGTTTAATAGAAAAAAAATAATAAGCTCAGATCCGAATTATTATTACGGATTAATTTTAAAGAAATATTTAGATTTAAGAAACGAAATGCCAGACCCTAGATACGGCGATAATAATCAACTTCAAAAAAGAAAAACATACGCAAATTTAATGACCGAAAAATACGACGAATCGATAGAAATGATTTCAGAATGGTTAGACGCTAGAGAAGAAAAGAGAAAATACTGGCTTGACAGAAAATCTAAATAATTGTAAAGTGATTGAAAGGGGAAGACATGGAAAATTTAAATAAAATAAAAGAGCTGACTTTAGATTTATTAAAAGGAATGGACTTAAACGAACGAGTCCATGTTATTAATACGATTAGAGAATTTCTTCACGAAGAGTCGCCATTTAAAAATGAGCCGGTTGATTTTGTTAAATGGGTAAAATCTGACAATGTGATAGCCAATGAATACAACCCGAATAAAGTAGCCCCGCCAGAAATGCAGTTATTAGAAATATCTATTACTAACGACGGATATACGCAGCCTATTGTTACGTTTCCACATGATGGAAAAATTGAGGTGGTAGACGGGTTTCATAGAAACAGAGTAGGTAAAGAATCGAAAACGGTAAGAGAAAGAATAAAAGGATATTTGCCTATAGTTGCGATCAGAAAAGAACAGACTTCTAAAAATGACCGTATTGCTTCCACTATCAGACACAACAGGGCGAGAGGGAAGCACGTTGTAGATGCTATGTCTGAGATTGTATTAGAGCTTAAAAACAGGAATTGGAAAAACGAAAGAATAGCTCGTGAATTAGGTATGGATGAAGAAGAGATTTTAAGGCTTTGTCAAATTAGCGGGCTTGAGGATATTTTTAAAGATGATGATTTCTCGAAGTCATGGAATATAGAAGATTCTGAGATAGATAAATTTGAAGAGCTAACAGACGAGGTTACAGAAATGGAACGAGAGCAACATAAATTTAGGACAACAAACACTAGCGATGAAGATCGTATTTTTCATACTCACGATAAGTGGGAATGCTTGCAAGCAGGATTTTATAAAACAACACCACTGGAAGGATTGACTAGCGAACAGTGCGAATCTTTTTATGCAGAATTTTTATCTAACGACAAGCGTTTTAGAGATGCTTTAGAAAAAGTTATTACTCAATGGAAACATTCTTGCGAGCATTATTTAACTAATAAAGCAATGAATAGAATTGCTTGGCTAGGACAGGCTGCGATGTGTTACGAAACGGGAGTTTCTAGTAAGTTTTGCGGTGGGTTTTATTTAATGGATGAAAAAAAACAAGACATAGCAAACAGGACAGCGCACGAATATCTAAATAAATGGCTATTAGCAAACGGTCGGCATGAAGTCTCATTTGATGAAGCGTACAGCACAGGCAGACAGGTGGAGATTTACTAATGCATATCAAGAAATATCAATCTTACACTGTATTAGAAGCAACCAAAGAAAGGATAAAAAAAGTCTTTGATGATTTTGAAAAGGTCTATGTTTCGTTTTCTGGTGGTAAAGACTCAACCGTGATGATTCATTTAGTTATGGAAGAGGCAATCAAAAGAGGTAAGCAGGTAGGCGTTTTGATTATCGATTTAGAGGCTCAATACAAAGACACGATAGACCACATTGAGCGAACAGTAGAAATGTATAAGGATCATATTGACTTGCACTGGTTTGCAGAGCCATTACTATTAAGAAACGCAGTCTCTAATTATGCCCCACGTTGGATTTGTTGGGATGAAGAAAAGAAAGACATATGGGTACGTCCAAAACCTTTAAAGGCTAGGCCAGTTACAGACTACCCGTTCTTTGTGCCTAAAATGGAGTTTGAAGAGCTTATGGTTTTATTTGGAGAGTGGTATTCAGAGAATGGGAAATATCTAACAGGTGCATTTATCGGCATTAGAGCCGACGAAAGCCTACATAGATATAGAGCTATCGCATCACGAAAAGATGGGCTACTTCATAAAGATTATAAGTGGACCACAAAGATAGCTAAAAATTTATTTAATCTATATCCGATATACGACTGGAAAACTGAAGACATTTGGATTTATCACGGGAAATTTAGAAATAAAACACACAACGCTATTTACGACAAAATGAATATGGCTGGTGTTAAGTTAAGTCAGCAAAGACTTTGCCAACCGTACGGAGACGATCAACGGCGTGGATTATGGCTCTATCATATTCTTGAGCCAGAGACTTGGTATAAGGTAGTCGCTAGGGTGAATGGGGCTAATTCGGGTTCTTTGTATATAAACGAAACTGGAAATATGACTGGATACAATAAGATTACTAAACCAGACGGTCATACATGGCAAAGCTTTTGTAATTTACTTTTAAAGACAATGCCTAAAAAAACAAGAGATCATTATCGTTTAAGGTTCAAGAAATTTATTGCAGGCTGGCAAGATAGAGGCTATGAAAAGATTCCTGATGAATCACCGATAGAGCTAGAAAATTCTCAATGGGCTCCATCGTGGAGACGCATGTGTAAGGTGATTTTAAGAAATGATTATTGGTGCAAGGGGTTAGGGCAAACACAACCAAAGTCTGAAGCTTACGGTAAATTTAAAGCAATCCAAAAACAAAGAAGGGAAGCGGTGGTAGCATGAAACGCCTAATAATTAACAAGCTAGACAAAGGTTATTTCGGAATCCGTTCTAACTTTGTAGAACGAGAGGATGTAGAAGTTTTTTACAACGGAGAGACATACCTAGTTAAACGTGGGACTAAACCACATAGAGTGACCACGATCCAAAGTAAGTTTGAAGAAAAGCCGATGACTATAAATATGTACCGTATTCCAGTGTTGGCAAGAGAAGAAAATCAAATGAGGTTATTTTAATGGCTGGCTGGATGTCAAATTGTGGTTGTAGTGAAATTAGAAGCGCTGTCTCTTGGCCGGTAAAAAAGCAAATTTTTTTATGGTTTTATAAATGGGAGATTGAATGCAGGCCATCTATTACCAAAAGTGAATGCGCAAAACACAGTAAAACTGGAAAGTTTGAAATTCAAACAAATTAGGAAAATAAATGAAAGTTACAAAACTAAGACCAGTAAAAGCTAAATACCCTAAGGGTAACATGTCAGACACCAACGCACATAAGAAGTTAACGGAGGCAATTAAGAGACTTAATAAGGAAATGGGACTGCCTGAGGGGTACGGTAAGAACCTGAGAGCTTGGAAGTAGCTTGACAGCGACATAGTTATCTGTATATAATGCCTTATCTTTAATCGAAAGGGGAAAAAAGATGAATATATATCCAGCAGGAATGACAGGGACAGAGTTAGACGACGCAAGTCTAGAAGAGGTGATTGATAACGCAGACCGTAAAGAGTTAAGAGACATGATTATCGGTTACATGACACCAGAACACGAGAAAGAGCTTTTAAAAGAGTTCATTAAACAGATGTCAACCAAACAACTTGAAAACACTATTGAAGAGCTATTGTACGAAGAACGAAATATGAAAATAGCCAGAGAATTCATTAAGGACAATTGTCCAGAGATTGCGGAGTAAATATGAACAAATTTCAAATTGTAGAAAAAGACGGGTTAAGACGCATTGAGTACTTTAATGAGCATTGGTATCAAGTAGGTGAGGAATTCTACCCTTCGGTTACTCAAGTTTTGCAGATAGTGGCCAAGGGAGTTGGATTTGATGAATGGTTAAAATCTGTCTCTTTTAATGCCGAACATATCGCACGAAAAGCCATGGAGTCAGGTTCTAAAGTTCACAATGCAATCGAGCAAATGATTAAAGGAAATACTTTATCTTGTGAAACCGGACAGTACGAATGGAAAGAATGGAAAATGATCAATGAGTTTACGGAATGGTACAACGGATTAGACGTGCAACCTTTGAATGTTGAAAATGTAGTTTATTCTACTGAGCTAAAATGCGCTGGAACCGTGGACCTTGTATGTAAGATTGGTGAAAAAACGTATTTAATTGATTACAAAACAGGTGGCGAGTATTCAAGCCACGCCAAACAAGTCGCTGCTTACCGTTATATGGCAGAACAAAACGGAGTTCATATAGACGAATGCGCTATTGTTTATCTCGGGTCAACAGTAAGGACCAAAAAGGACTTAAATTATCCGGGCGTAAAAGTTGTTTTAGTTGACTATGAAAAGAACATTAAGCTATTTAAATCAGCTTTAGATCTTTGGAGTGACGAAAACGAAGGCGCTAAACCAAAGAACATGGAATATCCGGTTAGCGTTGGGGTTAAAAATATTTTGAAAGTAGGTGAATAATGGCAAGAAAAAAACTGTCTTGGATTCAAAAGCTACTAAGAAAATTAAGCCAACGCAAATAATGCAAAGGCAGAAGGAATAAACAATGAGTAAATTTACACCGTCAGACATAGCAAAACAAAACGAATTAAATTCTAAGTTCTGGAAAATAAAGAATGGGGAAGAGCTAAGGGGTTATTTCTTAACGAACGAATTTGACAAGAAACCTACTGAGTTTAATGACCCAAAATCAGAGACTGGAAAAAAGATTGTTATCAAGTACGCCGCACAGTTTAAAGGAAGAATTAATAGCGGTGAAGAAATGCAAAAGGAATTTGCAGGGTCTGGAACCATGATCGAAGAAATGTTTTCTAGGGCTACAAAAAGAGAGCTTAACTTTACTGATGCCATTTTCTCTATTGAACGAAAAGGCGAAGGTTTAGGTACTGAATATATTATTGATGTGCTAGGCAAAAAAGATAACCCAGTGAGTGCGGTTAAGGAAGTATTTCAAAACTCAAAGGAATTAAAAGATGACAACATCCCATTCTAGTGATCAAGAAGACCAAAAGTTTGATGCAATGGACGCTAGGGCATGCCAGATAGAGCTAGACAGGCTTGGAATGGCGCACAATGAAGTCATTGAAGCATTGCGAGAAGTCAATAAGTTTTTGCCTGATTTAAAAAAGAAAATCAAGGGATACGTTGCAAGACATTATAAGGTTGCCTTTGATGAAACTAAAAAGAACGCAGGTCAAGAAACTTTAGAGCAATGGGCTGGGTCTAAGAATATTGATGACTATGAACTATATGTTTATTGGTCTGAGAAGTTTGAAGAGCTTGAAAAAATAAGCCGTGCATACCAGGCAAGTATGAGCGCAGCACAAAGTAGGTTGAATTTTTTTAAGAAGTAAATCACGCCCGCTGGGATGCGTTCCCCCTTAAATTCTCGGCGGGTGCTTTGAAAAGGTGCATATGAAATATTTAATATTGTTTTTTATTTTAATTAGTATTTCTGGATGTGGAATGGAAGGAATTGAAGTAAAGCAAACAGAAAACCCAGAGGCCAAAGTAAAGGTTCTTTTTACTGTTGATGGGTGCACTGTATACAGATTCTTAGATGCAGGAGACTATATTTATTTTACAAATTGTAATGGACAAACTTTTAATAAAGATTGTTATTGGTCAGGGAAAGTTTATATCTGTAAAGAAAAATCGGTTGATTAGGAGAAATAATGAAAAATAAAAAACAGCTTAGTAAAGAAGCGACAAAAATGATTCTATTTGTTCAAGAGGGTAGAAAGATTTTTAAAAAATTCGATACAAGAGGTTTTGATTCATGGGGACAAACAGAACAGGCTTTTGTGAAAGATATAGCTATAGCCATGTTTAACAAATCGAAGGTGAGAAAATAATGAAAGAACTAAGTAGAGAGAAGCTAGTGGAGTTATTAAACAAGCATGGTGGTTATGCAGGATTAGCCAAGGCTATGGGAGACAGTAGACAGGCGTGGCATCAAAAAGCCCGTATTAGAGGGATTAAAAGTAAACTCAATAAGGTTGACTATATTTATAAATACTTAATAGAGAAGAAGAAGCAGAAAATAGAGAGAGTTTATTATTAACTTGACACGGATTGTTAAACTGGTATAGTTAACTCATGAAAGGGGACATCATGCAAGATAAAATAAGAATAACGAAAACAGACTTGAGGAAGCACGGCCATAAGATATTAAAAGCACACGGCAAAGGTTATATGCTCGATAATTACTACGCTATAAACAGAAGCTGGTTTAACTCACAAGCAATTATTTATGCATATCAAGCAGAGAATAAGACTATTGAAGGCGGTCAATGGAATTAGAACCCTAGATAGGACTAGGCCAGTCTGAAAAGAGCCGACGGGCTAAATCGAAGGTTCGGGGACGATCAATTTATATAAAACTATAAATATTTAATGGCCCCGCTAAGTGAGGATCGTAGCTTGGCTAATTATTAAAAGGAGAAGGTATGAAAAGTAAATATTTAGTATTGTTATTTAGTTTAATCTCTTTAGTTTTTTCTTTATTTGCACTTACTGTAAATTTATCGAGGTTGTAAATGACGAAAGAAAAAGAATTAGGGATTTTCATTGCTGAAATGGTTAATAGCTTGCCAGACAGTGGCGATAACTTTAAAGACTGCTTTACGTTAGCCAAAGCCATAATCCAACGCTATCCACAAATATTGGCTGAGAAGGTTTGGGAAGGTGATGTTGGAACCATTTTTGCAAATGGAAAGTGTGTTTATCAGACAGAGTTTTTTGATATGCCAAATAAAGAATGGAAAAATCATTTAAAGAAAGTTCAATTATTTATCAGGGAGGTAGTTTCATGACCCATCAAACCAATGAAGAGTTGAGAGAGAAGATAGCGAGCATAGTTAAAGATGTTAGGCGAGAAACAGATGGGCATTATGACGCAGTTGACGAAATCATGTCCCTCATCCCACAGCCGGAGCAGTTGTTAAAAGATCACATGATTGCCGACCTAAACAACATGGTGAGGGATGAACTAAATGAAAAGATTCCTAATCTTCCAGAATGTTTGAGAGAGTTAATCTGGAGAGCAACGGATAAATGGATACGTAAACATGGTTTAAAGTCAGTCACTAACGAACCAGAGGGAGGAGTAAAGTGAGTGAAAAGATAATTGTTGAAAAGTTTTCTGTTGATGAAAAACTCCCAGAATATGACCACGAATGTATTGTTTGGTTTAAGGATGGCGGTATCTATGTTGGTGAATATAAAGGTTACTGGGACACAATTATTGGCAGAACGGTTACTCATTGGGCAATGATGCCATGAATAACAACATAATAGAGGGAAAGGGGAAAGATATGAGTGGGATTAGCAACGATAGAAAATTCACTAAGTTTAAAATTGGTGAACGAGTTATAGGCGAAAACGTATCAGGAGATATTGTTAAGTTAACAGTTGGCGGGTATATGGATCAACCACCGATACCTTTGGCTGACTGGAAATACCAATTTTTTGATAAAGGAAATGAAGAGGATGGCTGGTACGACGATAGAAACTTTAGAGAAATGACAGGAATAGAATTGCTGGAAGAATTAGCGGAACAATCAACATAACAGAGGGAGAACAATGATTAAAGAATGGCCATAAACTTTTACCAACTGCCGGATGTGACAATTTCGATCACCAAAAAGGATGCCTTGGGCATGAGGATGAAGTAATAAAGGAGACTTTGAAATGAGAATTGATCCTTCATGTGATATTTGTCCTTATTCAGTGTATATACAAGAAAAAAGTCACAAGACTTATTATCCCGACGATCGAACAGTAGTTAATGAAAATGGTTATTCAGCATGTTCAAAACTTAATTCTTTTGTAGACCATGAAGGTGTTCAGCATTATGAAGCTAATTTTATTGTAAAAAAGGACAAATCAAAACTTACTAATTGCCCAATATCTTTTTTGGAAATATTTTAGGAGGACACATGACTGAGCAGGAAAAAGATTTAGTAAGTTTTCTTTATACATTACCAGAGGAGAAGGTATGGAAAGTAAATATTTAATATTGTTATTTAGTTTAATCTCTTTAGTTTTTTCTTTATTTGCACTTACTGTAAATTTATTGAGGTTGTAAATGACGAAAGAAAAAGAATTAGGGATTTTCATTGCTGAAATGGTTAATGGGCTTCCTGATAGTGGGGACAACTTTAAAGACTGCTTTACTTTAGCCAAAGCCATCATAGCCAAGTACCCCCAAATCACTAAGAAGCCTGTGAAGATAATTTTAGAGAATGAATATTTTGCACATATAGTTTTGCCTTCAAAAGAACAACGCCAAGAATGGATAGATCAACATTATGTAGAGGTAGTGGAATGATTAAAGAATTTTGTATGGCATGTAGAGGGACAGGGATTTCTGGTTACTATAACTCAGCAACGAGTCATAAAGTTATTGATTGCGATTATTGCCAAGGCAAAGGGTACACGGAGCTTGAGCCTATTCATACAGACATAGAAAGCGCATTTGCAAGAATGATAGGTTTATTTGATATTGATAATGATAGAGCTATTGAAGTCTATATTAAGGAGTTAAAGAATGAGTAACTTTTATTTTTGTGACAAATGCGACAAACCGACAGATTTAATATTTAACGAACTAACATTACAAATGATTTGTAAATATTGTCATGATACAAACTGGCATGCAGAAATAGATAAAGGGACTCATTACGAACAAGTAAGAGAGTCAAAGATACATCCCGGCTCAACACATAGAGTAGGAGACATTGAGAAGTTAAATAGGAAAGAATAGAAAAGCCGTGAACAATAGCTGGCTCCATGCCGGCTGACTTGAGAGGGTAGCCACCGGCCGAAAATAGTGGGAAGCCTTGATATAGTCGTGTTTGTTGTTCTGGCCTCTAATAAAAGGAGAGAGCATGAAGACAAAGAAAGAGATTGAGAAGAAATTGAAACAACTTTATAGGAAATCTTTGAAAGACCATAGCGTTGAATGGATTTATAAATATTCAGCTCTTGAGTGGGTTCTCTCAGACACTAAGAAGGAGAAGAAGAAATGAGTTTAGGAAGTTTTTTAGGTGCTTTATGTGGTGGATTGGTTATGTTTGTGATAGCGATAATCGCTACTAAAATAATGTATAAATGAACCATAAAATAAGCTCCTTTAACTACTACTGTATCCCCAAAGAAGACCGAGAGTTAGCCACTGAATGGAGTAGTCGTTTGTACGCTAAGATTAAGCACGAAAAAGGGGATTTTTATATGGATTTAAAGGTCTGGTTATCGTGTATTTTTTTAAAGAATATGAAGGAAGTTATTGGGAAGGATTTGAAGTGATTGAATTTGTCTTTAAAATAATAGATAAGATAGCCGTAAAATATATTGAGTGGAGAAGTGATTATACTCGATACGCAATGGTTGCTTTGTATCATTTAGCATTAAAAAGACATAAGAGACGGACGTTTTATACATACGAAAAAGAAAACTATATTTGGAAATGCGTTGATGAATGTATTTTTTGTGGAGGTCAAAAAGAATTATATAAAGACGAACATAAATATAAAGTCGATGCCTTCTTAGAAGAAAATCCTTTAATACAAACATCTTTAATTGACTGCAAAGGAAAGTGGAGATAAATGAACAAAAAAATAATTGAAGACAAAAAATTTGACTTCGGCCAATGGAAAACATGGTGCGCCAGCCGTTCAATAGACTTAGACCGTAGAATCCATATCCTTAAAGAGGCCAAAGAATATGTGGAAAACAAAGAAGAGTTATGGAGAACTCTAGTAAGTTTATGTTCTCAAAAACTGTTCTTAGAGTCAGTAGTAAGACGTGCTAGTAATAACGACACAGTTGACATCATTGCACGGGACATGAAGAAAAAGGCTTTGAGGGATATTGATAAATGGGAATCAAACCAAGGGAACGGTGATTGATATGGCTTGTGTAAATGAACAATGTGATTTTTTCCCATTTTATGGAGTAGCGCCACATGAACACAAGGTTAAGGACTGGAGAAATCTTTCGGCTAATCCTGCTATGTGGTTTAATTCGACTAAGGTCTTATCAAAAAAAGAATGGCCAGAAAGTTTTGTAGAAGATAAAGATTCCCCCGGTTGCGGAACTTATTATTGTCCAAACTGTTTAAAAGGAATAAATGATTAAGAAATCTGCCATGATTAGGCATGTTCGGGGGGAAAACAATATCGGAGAACAAGGGCTTAGCTCTTCCTTTATTTGGAAGCTTATTGTTACTCTTATCTCTTCCATTTTGGTGTATGGTTATTTTATGGCAGGATAAAGGCGAGTATTGGGACGACCTTGTGGAGTGGCTCAAGAAGCGTGGCGGGGGACGAATTGATATATAGTTGATTTTTACTTTTAAATAATACATACTCGCCTTGTGGGGTGGCACGAGTGGCGCAAATAATCTTAGATTACTCAGCTAATACATTTAAGAACGATAAAAAACTCATAAAACGTGGGATAGATGAAATTAAAAAAATTGATAGTGGCAAGCATGAAATTGTTTTCAAAACGCAATTATTCACTAAGGCAGGAGATAATATTCCTTGCACTCATGAATCATTTGAATATCTTTATGAGTACGGAAATTCACAAGGGTATAAAGTAACTGCAAGCGTATTTGATAAAGAGAGTTTAGAGTATCTTTTGAAGTTCGACGTGCCTTTTATTAAGATTGCAAACAGACCTGATTTATATTGGTTAAAGAATGAAATTTTAGAATACAAGCAAAAAAATAATATCCCCCAACATTCAGAGCCATTGGTATACATGTCTTTTAATAAAAAGATTGAGGCCGGCTTAGAAGGATCGTATGCTTTCTATTGTGTTTCTGAATATCCAGCAAAGATTGATGACTACCCATCTAGCTATAAACTATTATCAGACCATACTGAAGGATTGGATTTATTTATAATTTCAAAGCCTGAAAAATGGGAAAAGCACTACAAGCTATCAGATAGCACAGGTTTAGATGCTGGATCATTTGCTGTTACAGCCGAAGACTTGAAAGAAATTCTATGAAACTTCGGGCAATCGAAAAAAAAGACTTAGAGATTATTCGAAAGTGGAGAAATGAATCTATGGAGTCTTTGCGCACTCCTTATTTTTTAACTGAGAAAATGCAATCAGATTTCTATGATAATCAACTTTCAAACAGATCATTCAATGGAAGGCTATATGCTATTCAGGCGCATACATATTGTGAAGAGACTGAGGAACTTGTCGGGTATGGCGGTCTAAATCCTATATCTTGGGAAAACAGAATAGGAGAGATTGCTTTGCTCATAGGGACAGAATATCAAAAAAGTAAATTTAAATACGGGCAAAGAGCCATTGAATTAATACTAGAGGAAGGTTTTAAAAACCTTAATTTAAAGACCATATATGGTGAACATTACATGGGAGAGAATAAATATTTTTGGGAAAAGATTATCAAGAAATATAACTTTACAACCGCAAGGCTCCCCAACAAGAAATTTCACAATGGCAGGTATTTAGATTCTATTTACTTTAGTTTAGATAGGGATAACTATAAATGTTAGTTATAGGCAATGGATATATAGGGAATAAGATTGCAGAGCATTTCGAATGCGAAATATATAATGGGAGAATAGAAACTTATGAGGACGCTCAAAATGCTTGTTCAGGTCATGATGTTGTTTTTAATTGCGCAGGGCTTGCTGATGTTGACTTATCCGAAGCGGACCCAAGAAAAGCGTTCGATGAAAACGTCACAACGGCCTCGCTATTAGCCTTAACCACTAAATATAAAAAGCTAGTTCATTTCTCTACAGGCTGTCAGGTAGACGGTGATCTTACGGATGACATGAAGGGATCGGATCAAACCATATACGCACTCACAAAAGGGATCTCTGAATACACTGTCTCAAGAATAAATCCCAACGCTTTAATAATTAGGCTTCGGGTTCCGTTTGGGATAGACGCCAATCATAGAGAGCTAATAACTAAGTTTAGAACATTTAATAAATTCCATGATGAATTACAAAGCTATACCTGCATTGAGGATATGCTATTTGTTATCGGAGAACTATTAAACAAAAGAGCTAACGGACTTTATAACGTGGCTAATCCTGGCTATCTCAGTCCGTATCAAATAGCTCTAATCATGAGTAAATATTATCCAGATATGACTATTGAGAAGTACGACTTCGCACAAATCAAAACTAAAGTAAAACGAGTTAATACTAGGATGATCTGTAAGAGATTAGAGAACGACGGGATTAAGTTACGGACAGCAAAAGACGCTCTTATAGAGTGTCTGGAAAGAAGGAAAAATGGTTAACCAATACGAATTAAATCCTGAGTTTTGGAGAGGCAAGGTAGTCGTAGTTTTGGGTGGGACAGGATCAATGGGAAAAGGAATGGTTAACGAGCTTTTGAAGCTACCAGTCAAAACAATCAGGGTTGCGGGTCAGACAGAATTATCTAAATATAAATTTATTACTGAATTCAGAGACAAAGAGGGATATAAGGAAAAGGTACATGCAAAGATAAGAAACATTCGAGACTATGAAGGAATCTTAAGATTAACAAATGGCGCTGATATTGTGCTAAATGCCGCCGCTATGAAAGATGTTACTTCAGGAATCCAAGACCCAGACGAAACATATCATACAAATATCATCGGAAACATGAACGTACGAAATGCTTGTATTAAAAACGACGTAGATGTTTGCCTGTTCGTGTCTACCGACAAAGCAACTAATCCGACTACTTTTTACGGTAAGACTAAATTCATGGCCGAAGGAATTTACGAATCTGGTAACAACGAGAAGCCTCAATCGTGCCGGACTAAGTTTGGAAGTACACGGGCAGGAAACCTTTTCGGGTCACGTCGCTCAGTGATCGAGCAATGGGACGAATGGTATAAGTTAGAAAACATCCCTGAGTTTAAAGTCACCTCTTTAGACATGACTAGATTCTTTATCTCTATCGAACGTGTAGCCCGTTATCAATTATGGTGCGCTGAACGGATCACTGGAAAAGAACTTACGCCGTTTGTCCCTGAAATTTTAGGTTGTTCACTCAGAGAGATTTTAGAGAAGCGTTACCCTAAAGCTAAATATAAAGTAATCGGAATCTTTGAAGGCGAAAAGCTTTATGAGGAGTTTCCAGGCAATATGCGCTCAGACCTGAAACCTTGGTTAGTCAGCTATGAGGAGCTAATGCAGAATCTATGATAAAACCAAGCACAGCGTCTAAAGAACATTTGCCAGTTATAAAAAAAGCTTGGGGCAAACACTGTTGGGATTTAAAGAACAAGAGATATTTAGATTTTACTGGGGCGAACTTAACAACTATTTTAGGCTATAGACAGTTTAGATTTAAAAAAAGTCCTAATTTCCCAGGAAAATCAGAATTAGAAGACAATGTTTCTAAAAAGCTTTCTAAGTATACAAAGACAAAATACTTTAGATATTTCAAGAATGGACATAATGCAGTTGATTGTGCAATTCGGATAGCTGGAGGAATTTTTGGGCAATCCTACAGAGTAGGTTTTATCGGTTATGCGGGAACTTCAGATCTATATATATGGACTACAGAAAATAAAAGAGGTGTTAAACCTCAGATGTCATGGCAAATTTCAAATTTCGAAAATCAAATTCCTATTGATATATTGGTTTTTGAATCTAGGTATTTTGAATTGGCAAAGAAAGTTGATTGTGAATTTAAAATTTGTGATCATCTTAAATCCGGAATAAACGGACTATGGGAAAACATAGAATCCGACTTCCATCTGTACGGAAAATCTTTAGCTAATGGTTATCCTGTGGCTGTCATGACTGGCAAAAATAAATACATGAAACGAATCGATGAAATCTATTACTCGACTACCTTTGGTGGGGATAACGTCGGATTAGAAGCAATCGAACAAACACTAAAGAAATATGATCGTAAGAAATGGTTGAAATTAAAAGAATACGCCGACTCAGTTCTCCCGCCTTGGCAATCACTTAAGCCAGAACAGATTAAGAAGTTCACAAAAGAAGGTGTATTATTTAACGGCTACTGGGCAATTTTAATGTCTCACGCAAAGGAGGACATAGACAGATTAGCGTCTCTTTGTAAAAAAATTCTATAGGAGGTTTTATGAATCGATGTAAAAAATGTGCTTTTCCATTAGGGACAAGACCTGGTATTTATGAAGAAAATGGTGTTTGTGGGGCGTGTATTAATCTTGAGCGGGCAAAGACTTTTGACTGGTCGAAACGTGAACAAGACTTAAAAGCAATCTGTGATGAATTAAAATCACGAAAACAAGAATATGATTGCGTTGTAGGTGTCAGTGGGGGCAAGGACTCAACAGTAATTGTCAGCACATTGGTTGAAAAGTACGGAATGAAACCACTATTAGTGACTGTCACAGATGAATTTAGTCATACAAAAGCCGGAACCCATAACTATATGAATATTTCAAAGCGATTTAATTTAGATCATATTACTTTTAGATGTGAGCCGCAGACTTTTGTCAAAGAGACTTTGAAAGATTTTAAAGAAACATTGCATCCTCTAAAATGGATTGAAGAAAAGATTTACTCTATTCCTGTTAAGGTTGCAAAGAACTTCGGGATTGATACAGTATTCTTTGGTGAGAACTCAGACTTTCAATATGGATCAGTTAAAGAGCTTGATTATAAACGTCCCAACAATGACGGGATTAATATTTATTACTTTTTTGCGTTCTATAAATATTCAGAGCTTGGAAACCGTGCAAAGGCAAAAGAGTATGGATTTATTGATTTAGATGATACAGGTGAATGGTTACGCCAAGGACATATTGAGAACTACACACAACAAGACTCTATCGCTTATGTAATTCAATTATGGACTAAATTTGTTAAATTTGGTTTTCAACGTGTTTCTGATATTGCATGTCGTTATGTCAGAGAAGGTCATTTAACTCGTGAGCAGGCTATGAGCTACATCGAAGAGAGAGACTGGCAGTGCGATCCTATGGCTAAGAGAGATTTTTGTCAGACTATCGGGATAAATGAAAAAGAGTTTAATGAAGTAGTTTCTAAGCATGCAAATAAGGACATAGTCGCTCAAGACGTGAATGGACAATGGAAGCATAAGTGATAGTTCATATCATCCAAGCACGGACAGAATCTACTCGCTTACCTGGTAAGGTCTGGAAAGAAATTAAAGGGAAGCCATTAATTGAATGGCACCTTATTAATACTATCTCGCCTTACCAGAGAGTCTTAGCGATCCCTTACGGTGACCCTGAGACTGTTAGGTTTAGAAAGATCGCTCAGAAATACAACGCATGTCTAGCCATGCCTAAAGTTCCTGAGAATGATTTATTGAAAAGATTCATACAGGCTGGGAAAAGGTTTAATCCTGAGTGGGTTATAAGAACAACTGCTGACTGTTTTATGGATAACGAATGGTTTTTAAAAACAGTAGAAGCGGCGACTAGTTACGATATCCCTATTTTTAATACGTTTAAAGAGGGCTCATGTGTAGAAGTTTTTAAATATTCGTTTCTGCTTCGTGCTGATAAAGAGGTAAAATTAAAAGAACACCGTGAACATCCGACTCTATATTTCAGAAAAGGTTTTAAGAAAGAAAGCATAGACACATTAGAAGAGTTCAACAGATTAAAGAAAAGGATTGAAAATGGACAATAATGAAAAGATGTGGGGCGGAGAATTTGGGTTGATGTATACGTTAAGGCAGAAAATAAATATAGATGAGCGATATAAGATATGGGAAAAGCTTTTAAGTAAACTTAATGGGATCGGTAATGTTCTAGAGATTGGGAGTAATGAAGGTAATAATCTTTTTTGCGTTCAGAATATTCTAAACTTTAATCACTCTAATACAAGAAACATGTTAAATGTTTGTGGTGTAGAAATTAACGAAAGCTCTGCTAATTTAACAAGAAATCTAACAATTATAGGATCGGCTTATAACGTCCCGTTATTATCAGGAAAGTTTGATTTAGTATTCACTTCAGGTGTTTTAATCCACTTAGAAGACACACTTAAAGCAATGAAAGAAATCTATCGATTATCTAATAGATATATTCTAAGCATTGAATATTTTGATGATAAGGAAAGAAAAATAGAATATAGAGATGGGGTGTATTGTAGTGCAAAGCCTTTTGATCGCTTGTGGCTTGATAATTTTGATCTTGATTTGGTTGAACTGGGAGATATGAAAGACTTCGGTTTAGATGACGGGACAGATTTTAGTCGTAACTGTAAGTATGCGATTTTTAAGAAGCCATGAAAGTTTACTATAAACTTAGAAGTAATTTATTAAACGACTTACTCCCTAGGATTGAGTACACAAATAACCTTTTAGAGGCTGATGTATTCTTAACTTGGAATTCGGTACTGAAAGAACACACCAGAAACATAGAGTTAGCTAAGGAATATAACATCCCATCATTTGTCTACAATCACGGGTTAATGGGAGAGCATGATCACGACCCGAACGTCATCGATCACCTAACTGGGCAGAACGGAAAGCCTATGATCGCTGATTACTACTTAACATGGGGACAAGCTGGGAAAGACATATTGATTAGATCGAACATCCCTGAAGAGAAAATCAAGATCACTGGATGCCCGATACTTTGGCAGCATCAATACTGGTATAAATATAAAGAGATGGTTACTAGACCGCTAGGGTTCAGAGTTGATCATATAGTTGATCCGGTAACTAAAGAGAAATGGGAGCTGTGCAAAGAAGAACATAAGCCTGTTAAGTATGACGGAAAAGGTCAACTGATAACATTCTTTCCTAACCACTCAATGCACTACATAGAAAGAACACGAGAGACATATAACCAGATAAAAGACTTTCCGAATCTATTTATTAAAGCAGTCCCAGAACATGCAAACTGGACCGACTCACCTTTTAAGGCTTTGGATTCAGAGGACCGTCACCAAAAGATTATGTTCATTGATCCGCAACTCCCACAAAACTTAAATCTAGTTCAAGAAGTATTGAGGAAGACAAAGATTATTGTGACTGACGTGCCAGGAACCATCCAACTCCAAGCATGGTCGGCGGGGTGTCATGTGGTGATCCCTAAATACGATTGGGGAGTAGAATTCAAGAAAGACGGATCGATGTACACTGAGGCCGATTGTGTATGTGAGCCGGACAAAGTAAAAGAAACTATTGATGACATTTTAAGTGGTAAGATAGACAAGACAAAAGAAATGGCAAGAATGGCTGAACTTCATGGAGCGTTAAGTTTAGGGAATCCGACAGATAATTTTCTGGGGGCTTTAAATGTTCGAAACGCAGTATAAAGAACTAATTAAAAGCAAATCTCACTGGGAGAAAATTAAAAAGATTCTAGATGAAACTAACCCTGAATCTGGGAAACTTCCAGAGCATAAAACAGTAAACATTGACCCCGACATATTCCCTGATGAATTAAAGCATGAAGCTGTGCTGATCACTGAAGAGATGGCGTTAACAACGGTATTTAAGAACATCCAAAAACTAGACCCGATAGACGCCTACATAGTTAGGCATTCATTTGGGCTCCCTAAAGACTATTCTGGAAACTCTTACTATCAAGTTAAGACTAGAAAAGAGATTGCAAAGGAATTAGAATTAGAGGCAAGAGACATTATTTGGATAAGGCATGAAGCAGTTCAGAAATTATTCAGTATGCTCTTGGGTGGCGAGTCAGTCGAAGGACGTTAAACTATGTTTTTTAATTTTAAACAAAAAGAAATACCAAAAACTAAAAGACCTACTCTAACTTTAGAGCATGAGATTATTTTGCATAAACTTGGACATATAGGAGTTACGGAGTTAACTGACGATGCTTTAAATGTTATGATCAGAATTAAAATGGCTGAGCTATATAAAAAGGCTTAATATGGCATCTCAAAAGATAAAACTAACAGACGAAATTTCCGCAAAAGAGTGGTCCTACGATGAAATAGAAGACCTTATGGCTATGGCTATAACACAGGGAAGACTTGCTGATTTTTTAAAGGTTGACCAAGATACAGTTTCGAGACAAAAAGAACGTGACCCTAAATTTGCGGAAGCCATCAGGAGAGGAAAAAGAAAAGCAACCCAACCTGTTACTAAAGCTTTAATGGAACTAGCTACGGATAAGAAGGACTTAGGAGCTATTAAGTATGTTCTTAATAACGTAGAGGGTGATGAATGGTCGGAGAAGACTAAAACCGAAGTAAAGGCTGAAGTAGTTAACATCTCAAATATACTTAATGAATTAGAAAAGTGATCGATCCAAGGCTTAGAGATAAGTACTGGAGAATCACCCACCTCTACAAGATCATCAATAAGGATGGGAAGAGTCAAAGATTCACGTTAAACACCGAGCAAGAAACATTATTTAAACTTTATCAGGATAAGAAGAAATCACATGGACTTAGAGAAAGAATTCTTAAAGACCGTCAAATAGGAATAACAACCTTCCACTGTATCTATTATCTCGATGAAGTGATATTCAACCGTAACAGACAAGCTGCAATCATTGCGCACCGTAGGGATGCTTTAGAGAGAATCTTTAGAGTTGTGAAGTACGCATGGCAATCAATGCCACCAGAACTCAGACCACAAGCAAGCATGGAGAATAAGAGAGAGTTAAAGCTATTAGAACCCAATAGCTCGATATACATTGAATTAAAGGTTCGATCTGGAACAGTTCATCACTTACACGTTTCCGAAGTGGCATATATTGATAACCAAAAGGAATTGAAGGCGGGTTCGTTTCAGTCAGTACCTTACAACGGAGATATCACACTTGAGACTACAGGGAACGGCATCAATGAATTCTATACAGACTGGCATTCAGCTAACACATTATGGTCGAATCATTTCTTTTCGTGGTTACAGCATTCAGCATATAAGTCACCTACTCACCGGACAGGGAAGCATGAGGAGTATCTAAACAAGATAGGAGCAACTCAGGAGCAAAAAAACTGGTGGTATGGGAAGCTAGAGGAAATAGGGTTTGATGTTGAGATCATGAAACAAGAATACCCTGCAAACTCTGAGGAAGCGTTCATAACGTCTGGTAAAGGAATCTATAACGACGAACTTCAGGACATGGGAATTCTTAAGCCTTTAGAAACTCCGGACGATCTTTATAAAGACTACCTAATGGTATTCGAACACCCAGAGGAAGGCGCACAGTATTGTTTGGGTGCCGATCCTAGTGGTGGATTCTCAGACGGTGATAATGCGTGCTTTTACATATTCAACTCAAAGACTCACAAACCTGCAATGAGGTGGAAGGGAAGACTAGCGCCTGACTTGTTTGGTTTAGAAATAAAGAGATGGGCAGAAAAGTATAACGAGGCATTTGTTGGCATTGAAGTAAATAATCATGGGCTCACGACAATCAACACGATTAAAGATGACTACTCAAATATGTATAAACGAGAGAGACGGGACAGGGTAACAAACGAGGTCACTAAAGAGTTAGGATGGCAGACCACTGAAGTATCACGACGGGAAATAATCGATCGCATTCGTCTATATCTCAGAGAGCATAATGAGATTCCAGAATCACTAATGGGAGAACTTAGGACATTTGTACGAAAAGATAACGGAAAGATCGAAGCTGAAGACGGACAACACGACGACGAAGTCCTAGCATTTGGAATTGGCCTAATGGTTACAGATAGCAACCCATACTTTGAATTTAAAAAGAAAGAGCGAACATATTTCGGGCATTAAGTTTTAATTCATAAACCCCATCATTAAGCCTTATGCACAATATATAAACCCATTCGCTTGCCTATTTACGGTTAATAGGAGGCGCCATGGCAGAAAAAAAAGCAAAATCGGGACCCGACAAAGCGGTCATCAATCAACTTCTCAGCCAGTTAGGTTATTTCAGCAAAGATGCTTCAGGTCCGTTAGGGATCGAAGAACGTCTTAACATTGCTAGTTATAACGTACACGTCTTAAAACAAATCATTACAGAGTTAATAAAGGAGTAATCATGGCACAAGATCCAAGACCATTTGTAGATCGTAACGCAGGAAACCCAACTAATAAAATTATGCAGCAAACAGTGACTAAGATTAGTTCTAACAAAACTGTTCAGAACTTCACGATTCCTAAGAATATGGGACCTGCAAATAACCCTAAACGAAAATGAAAAAATTAGAGGACTTGCTTAAGGCAAAGATATCTAAACCTACTCAAAGCGTTTACACAAAAGAGGCTATTAAAGCCGCTTATGAAAAGACAGCTGACCAAAGATATTGGACAGATCACGTCCGGAAAGTAGAGATCACTCGTGGCTTCTGAAGCAGGCATACCCGCTACCGTAAACGAATCACAGGGGAAAGTTCTCCCTCAATTTGAATTAACTGAGGAGCTATTAGGTCAGGCTTCACAGTTCGTTATGAACTACAAGACTCTCTATGAATCACAAAGATATTCGATCCAAGAACAGAACACTAACCGTCAATCATGGCGTGACAGACTTATATCTATGGACCGTGCCTATCGTGCGATCCTAGAACCTAACAGGGCATATAAAGGTTTCAACGATAAGGCTTCACCGATCATCCATAACAATATTGAGATGTTAGTAGCTCGCATGAAGGAATCAATTATATTCAGTAAACCTGATGACATGGTAAAGATAGATACCAAGTTACCAACTAAAGAATACAGACAGAATCAAATCAACGACCAGTTAGAGAAACAAAACGTAGAAGAAAAGATTGAAAGATTCGTAAGGTCAGCCGCAAAGTTTGGTACAGCGTGGATTAAGGTTCCATTAGTAAACAAAGAACGTACTGTACTTACCCAACAGATGGTAACCATTACAGAGCAAGTGCCTATCGTTGACGATGCGAATAACCAGATCATGGACCCGAACACAAATCAACCGATGTTTCATGAGACTCAAAGACAAGAATTACAGATCGTCCCTCAAGTGGATAAAAAGTATTTTGGCCCTGGCTACGAAGTCATTGAAGACTTAGAACGTATCTATGCCGACGTGTTCATTGAGAACCCACAAGATCAACCGATCATCATTGAAGAGCTGATCGTATCTTGGGAGCATTTAATGCAAGGCGTTGAAAAGGGTATTTACTTAGAGGATCAAGTCGCAAAGATTAAAGGTAAACAGATGAGTTCCGGACTTGGGTTCGGATCATGGAACGCTACTCGTTCAGAAACTATCTGGGGGAACGTAGGGATTAACTTTAATAACCAAATGAGTTCATCTCAGAACAAACCAAAAGAGTACAGAATGTATCAAGCATGGTGTGACTTCGGAATCCCTTACACTGATGAAAACGGCGACACACAACAAAGAGTATATCCATGTGTGATTTCAGTGATCGAAGGCACAGTAATTCAGATCGCACCTAACCCGTTCTTTCATCAAATGAAACCGTTTATAAAAGGTGTATGGCATAGAATCGAGGGTGAGTGTTATGGACAGTCGGCTATTGATCCTGTATTGGGTCTCTACCAAGCTTATAACGACACTCTTAATCAAGTTGAGGATAATAAGATTCTCAAGCTCAACGGTATCACGATTACTAAAGCGGGTAACATCGCAGACAAACAAGACTTTAAAGTTGGTGCTGGTGAGGTTTGGTATGAAAAAGAAACTGGCGATATTCGTCCTTATATTATCGACTTCCCAATGGCTGAAGGTGTTCAGTACCTTAATCAGCTAGAAGAACAAATTAACCGTGGGATGGGGATCACTTCACTCATGCAAGGTTCTGGTGATTCAACGGACGCAGACAAAACTTGGAGAGGGATAACTAAAGTAATCGCAGAATCTGAAAAGCAATTCAAGTTAGTCGCTAAGGGAATAGAGGACGCTTGTGTCAGACAATGGGCTGAACTCGCACTAAAAACAAATATCCAATTTGATCCGTTACCTGTTGGAGTTGAGACATTCGAAACAATTAACTCTGAGGCGGGGATTACAGTTTACGGAGTTGATTCATACTTCCAAACAAAAGAGGACATCGAAAAGATGCAGATGATGATCCCTCAACTGGCACAGATACCTGGCTTTAATATCCCAGGGCTTGCACAGTCAGCCGTTGATTTGATGCGTCTTAACTACGATGCTGAGAAATACGGACCGATCTATACACCACCGCAGCCAACCCCACCACCTGTGAAGGAAATCAATACTTCGGTATCAATGCCGATCGATATGTCTAAAGGTCCGACACAACTATTCACAATGGCACAGATTCTTAAACAACGTGGCATCGACTTAAACATCGATTCGATTGCTGAAGCTACTAAGTTCTTTGTTGACTTCGTAGACCCAGAAACAAAGAGTCAATCTGGCGTACTTCCACCTTCTTATGACTCATACGCAAACAGTGATAAACGAAATAAAGAGATCAAGAGAGATATGTATAGCAAAGAACTTATTGAAGACGAAAAAGAAGACGAGTCAATGGAAGAAGAAGCAACGGAAGAACCTGAAAATGATTAGAGATTTAATTTCTAACCTACGTTTAGAAGGTCGCTGGCAGGAAATAGAGAAAGCATTGAAAGACATGAAACAAGATGTAGTGAATGAAATGTTAAACGGAGAGATTAAAACACAATCTGATTTAGATAAGGCGAACGCTCGCCTTGAGGTACTAGATCAGGTTTTAAATTTAGAGTTCAAGAAAGAGGGGGTGAAACCTCTATAAAAAGCCCATCGCAGGATGTAAAGCTGAATTCGTCACACCGACGTTAAAGGAGTAGAAATGGATAATATTAATCAGGCAGCACAGCCTGTCAATCAGCCGGTAGCTCAACCGCAAGAGCAGGTACAGCAAGCACCCCAAGCAATCCCTTACGATAGATTCGCAAGTGTGATCGCTGAAAGAAATTCATTGCGAGACCAATTAAACCAGGTTGCTGGTCAAATTGCTCAGGCTCAACCACAGCCGTCAAACTCAGTAGGTGGAATCAATACAGTCGAAGATTTGCTCAGTGTTGTCGAACAGAAAGTTTCCGCCCGCTTAGGCGACGCCGAAAGAACACGTTTGCAACCACTTGAAAACCAACTCAAAGACTATCGATTCCAGAACACTGTAGAAGGTTATTTCGCTAGTAGTCCTGAGAAGGCACAACTTCGACAAGATATGGATGCTTACACCGCTTCTCTTACACCTCAAGAACAAGCGTTCTTAAAAGACTCCATAGCTAACGGACGAACGCAATGGCTAGACAATATTTATCATTCTGTTGCGATGCAAAAACAAAACAGTTTGGTAAATCAAGCTACCCAACAATCGCACCAAAATGCGGGTATTGCACAAACCCCTACGCAATATCGAACTATGGGACAGGTAGAACCGACACTAGGAGACAAGATCAATCAAGCTAAACAAACTAGAGATTGGTCATCTGTTTTTCAAAGCATGGTCCCGCCGTCTAGGGGGTAAGAAAGAGATTTATCATGGGTATTAATTTATATACTACTGATAAAACGATTGGTAACCGTGAGGACTTAACAGATATTTTAACTAATATTAGTCCTACTGAAACCCCGTTTATCAGTTCAATTGGCCGTACATCGGCACGTTCTGTTTATCATGAATGGCAAACAGATACTTTAGCCGCAGTAGCTTCCGCCGGTGCTAACGCATACGACGAAGGTTTTTCTGCAACAAACGCTTCTGGTTCAGTAACTACACGTTTAGGAAACCGCACACAACTGTTCTCTAAAGTTGTTATGGTTTCTAATACTGAGTTAGCAATGAATCCTGCAGGTCGTGACAACGAATACAGCTATCAACTTCAAAAACGAACCAAAGAATTGGCTCGTGATTTAGAAGCTGCTTGCTTAGTTCAATCTGCACAATCATCTGGTGAAGCAACTGCAGGTACTGCACGTTTACTAGAAGGTTTAGGCGTTAGTGATGCTGCTTATGGCACAGCCGCTACCGCTGGTCTAGCTGGTTGGATTTCTGCAAACTACTACATTGGTACTGCTCTTGGCTTAACTGCCGGTGGTAACAACGGAGTGTCTGCTGCGTCTGCTCGTTTCAACTTAACAGAAACACTTTTAAACAACTTGTTTCAAGTTATCTGGGAGCAAGGCGGAGCGCCAGACATGGTGTTCGCTAACGGATACTTACGACGTGTGATTTCTGGTTTCACAACCAACAACACTCGTTTCCAAACCATTCCTAACAGTAACTCTGAAGTTATGTTAAATGGTTCGGTAGACGTATATCGCTATGACTTCGGTATCGTATCGATTAAGTCAAATCGTTATATGAGCTCTACTCAAATCGCAGCTGTACAAACTGAATATTTCAAACTCGCTGAATTGCGTGGAATGAACTTCAAAGAGTTAGCTGTAGACGGCGACAGAACTCGTGGACTCTTAACTTACGAAGCTACCTTGGCGGCTTACGCTCCAAGAACTGGCGGGGTTATTCGTCAACTTGCTTCTGCTTTGGGTGGCACTGCTGCTGACTAGTATTTAACGGGTGGGGGGTTAGGCGCCACCGAGCCCCCCACTCCACAGGGAGAAAATATGAAAGGTATAAACGCAGATAAATGGTTAATAGATAAAGGTGATTATCAGATCGTTCCCGAAGTGGTGAATGTAGATATGGCTCACGCTATTAACGATTCTTTAAGAGATGCTAGATTAAATAAAGGCTGGACTAAGGACCGGACTGGGAAACTACTAGGACGTATACCTTACGACATTCTTTATAACTATGCATGGGCTCACGGTGTACCAGATACTAAACAACAAGAATGGTACGCATCGGAAAAAGGCAAACACTACATAGAACTTCTTAACGAATTTCCTATGTTTAAAGCGAGTAACGCATGAGAGTATGTGTACACACAGTCGGTGAGGGTGGAGTAGGGTTCTACAGAACTCGACAGCCTTATTTGTGGATCGGAAACAATACCGACATTGATGTGTTTATCTACGATCCTAAACTTCATTCACCGCAGAGATTAAAAGACGAAATAGAAGCGGCTGACATACTCGTTTATCAAATGTGCTTTGGTGAGTTCATTAAGAATATCATCCAAGACAATAAGAAACGAATTAAACCTAAAAAGATAGTCCTAGAGTACGATGATTTTATTTTCGGTGTTCATCCTATGAACCCTGCATATAAAACTTTCGGTACTGAGGAAATCTTTATTACATACAAAGATAAGTTCACATCTCAAAACGCTAAACAATTATTACGAGCTAACGGCGACGATCGAGAAGTAATCGACAACCCTGATGGCTCGTGTACGTTTGAAATGTGGAAAGACGGCAAGCATGGGTTCCATTTAAAAGAGAACCGACTGAGAGCCCTAGGCGCACAATACGCAATCGCTCACTGTGACCTAGTAACTGTGACTAATAACTATCTAGGCAAACAATATAGAAAATATCGACCGACTGGACCGATTGCGGTGGTCCCAAATGTGGTGGACTTTAAACGCTGGCTCCCTATGAAGAAAAACGAAACTAAAGAGATAAGGTTAGGTTGGCAAGGCGGATCAGCTCACTACCAAGATTTACATTTAGTTAGAAAACCACTTTGGAAATTACTGGATAAGCATCCTAATTTAAAAATTGTTTTACAAGGGGTTGGGTTTGACGCCCTGTTCAAGCCTAACCCTGACAACGGAATGAAAGACTATTCAGACCGTATCGAATGGCGTGCGTGGCATTCTGATAACTTAACTTATCCTGTGGACTTACGAGACATGAGAGCAGACATAGCGATGTGTCCTGTGATCGATGATCCGTTCAACCGTGGTAAGTCTGAATTAAAGTGGATCGAGTTCGGAGCGATGAAAATCCCTTGTGTGGTATCACCTGTTTGTTATACGTCTGTTAAACACGGTAAGACTGGATTTGTGGCAAACAACGATAACGAATGGTTTGAATATCTTGATAAATTAATCACTGATGAAGCGTTCCGTTTAGAGATGGGTGAGAGAGTTTACGAACGAATCAAGAACCATCACTCAGTAGAAGAGTATCGAGGGCTTGAGAACATTCTTCGTGATCTAATGGTTGATAACATCAAAAAATTCACCACAGCACATATCTCTAAAGAAAAGGTTTTAGTATGAGCGACTCTACACACTTAGCATACGTTAACGACCAAGGGCAGCTAGTGATTATAAAACAAACTGAGGATGGCAACGCTCTGCCGGTGGTGTCGGCATGAGTAAATCAACTCAGGTATTTTATAACGGCCAGCCTGTAAGTCCTGGGAATCCGTTACCAGTAAGGTTAACGGGTGGCTCTAGTAATAGTTTTGAAAGTGTATCTAAAAACTTAAGCGCAAACGATGCTAGTTTTATTTATACAGGCGATCAATTAACATCGATTGTTTACACAACAAGCGGAGGGACGATCACAAAAACACTAGCTTATTCAGGATCGCAATTAAATACGATTACGCTGTCAGGAGATACACCGGCAGGAATCGATTTAATTAAAACTTTAAGTTATACAGGAGACGCATTAACTTCCATTGCGTACTCATAAATTGATACAATAAAAAAAAAGGAGAAAATAAAATGTCAATGTCTAATGATTCAGAAACAAATTTACTTTTATTATTATTTAATAATACAGATTGGGCGAATGTAGGAGATGTGAGCGGGCTTCAAAACTCTGCTACTGCAGGATCGTTTTATGTTGCTCTTCATTCATCAGATCCGGGTGACGCTGGGGATCAAAGCACAAACGAAATATCATACACAGGTTATGCACGAGTTGCCGTTGCTCGAAGTGGTGCAGGGTGGACAGTTTCAGGCAACCAAGTTTCAAACACGGCTACTGTTCAATTTGGAGAATGTACAGCAGGAACCGCAACCGCTACACATTTTAGCGTTGGATTAGATTCTAGTGGCGCAGGTGACATTCTTTATTCAGGCTCACTGTCTGCTAGTCGCAGTATTTCGTCTGGCATTACTCCGCTATTTAACGCTGGAGCATTACAAGGAACTGTTGACTAATGGATTATATTTGTGAGCATTGCAACTCTGTTATTGGTCAATATATTGAAGGCGAATTACAGCCGAAATGTCCTGATCATCCTGACGGTGTTGTGATGCTTGTGGGGGAATAATGGCTATTAGAAGCGTTAAAGATATCGTTGATGCGTATAGTCAAGGTCGTGTACATACACAGCGTTTTTATAAAAGTGCATCGACTACGGGAGATACTAATTTTATTGATTGGTCTTTTGCGGCTGGCCAACCTGCATATGATGCAAGGATCGGAACATCTTTAACGTTTACGCAAGCAATCGCAAGCGGAAACGATTCAATTTTTATACCTTCGATCACGTCTGGTTTAGAAAGACGACTTGCTCAAATGGAGCTGGTGACTTCAGCGGGTGCGACCAATCAAGCGTCAGTTGATGCGGTCGTTTACGATTTACTGGGATACTATCCGCTGATTGACGGTGACAGTACAGATGAACAGTTAATGGTTAACACTTTAACACTTCCAAGATATACGGATGGGGTAGGTGTCAAAGCGGTGATAGTGAATCATGTAGCGCCTATGGTTTCGTCTGCGTCTGGAACTTTAAAATACGTTAATACTGACGATGTCGAACAAACTATCTCTTTCGGCGTAGGGCTTACTGGACAAAATAAAGTTTGTTCTCAAATGAATTCGACAACTTCAGTTGGGCAACTTACGTTACCGTTAGCGAGTGGCGATAAGGGAGTGAAAGCCATTAACTCAATACAATTTACTGGCGCACCCGGTGGATTATTTTGTATTTATTTAATTAAAACTTTAACAACAATTACAAACAACGATGGCTCTTTAGTTGCTGGAAGTAAATCAGTAACTGAAAAGGACTTCTGTGCTTTAAACGGGTTTATGCAACCCGTAATATATGATGGTGCCCATTTAGGAATGTTTATAAGACCAAACGGAGGGACGACGACAGTCTCAATGTTTGGAAATATGACTTTCATTTGGGGATAAGGAGAAAAAATGGCTATACAAAGTGTCGATAATTTAATTAATTCTATTTCGTCAGGAAACACTGCGAGATATGACTGGAATAAAATCACAGGGGCTGCGGCATACACCGCAGGTCGCTGGTACGGTTTGGAAACGCTTAACGGTACTCCTGTTGCTACTGCTTACCCAGGCACTGCGTTGGTTGCTCAAACATATCAAGATATTACAGGTGACGGCACAGCGGCGTTTGGGATTCAACATGGCGGCAATGTAAGTTCAAGCATTAAACATTTATTAAACATGGCGGCATGGGGAACTGCGGCGACTTCAGTGCCAACGACTCTTATGTTGTGTGATTTTTTAATGGCGTATCCCGGCATAAATATGAATACGCTTTCAGCGCAGACATTAATCACAACTAACACATTTACAGCTTCGAGTTCGTCAGGGTTGTTGTTAACTTTTACAAACGACTTTACAACTTATACGCAAGTTAGATTTACTAACTCAGGCGGTGCGTTACCTACCGGATTAACAGCGGGAACTGATTACTGGTTAGTGCGTGTTTCTGCTACTACCGCTCGTGTAGCGACTTCGATTGCAAACGCTATCGCCGGGACCGTCGTTTCTTATACAGACGGTGGGACGGGCACACACACGCTTAATGTTCAGATCCCACGTTATACAGACGGCGCAGGAGTCAGAGCATTTTTAGAAGTGAGAGCGACTACCGGCGCAGTAGCTCATAACTTGGCATATTCTTACACTAATCAAGCCGGAACTAATGGCAAAACAAACCCTGTAACTGTTGCGTGTACGGCTTCGGCTATCGTTCCGCATATTACACACTCTGGCGTTGCAGCGAATAACTACGGGCCGTTTTTACCATTAGCGCAAAGTGATACAGGGATACAATCTTTTCAAAGCGTGACGCTTAGTGCGGCTTCTGGCTCTGCGTCTACCGCAGTTTTAGTTTTAGTGAAACCTATCGCACAAATAACAATCGGAGTAGCTTCTCTGATGACTGAAAAGGATTTATTAAACCAAATTCCATCGCTTCCTGTGATTAAAGACACCGCTTGTTTAGGGTGGATTATCGGCGCAGGTGCAGCAACAGCGGCATCGACAACTTTTGCGGGTCAAACGGAATACGTTTGGGGATAATATGATTTACCCTAACAACTATAGAAGTGCGGTAGGCTGGAATCAATTTAGACATTTTGGATTGCCTACTTTGTACTTTTATAAAGGGAATTTTGGAAGCAAACGCAATTTATTTTTAAACGATTCAATCCCAGAAACAACAAGTTACCCAGACGGTTATGCTATTGGTGCGGTTTTAGTTCCGCCTATTAAAGCGGGCGGGATGTCTTCTTATTCGCAAGGCAGAATAACTTTTGCAGAGGGCGCAAGCGTTTTAATTAAAGGCGGACCAGTAGAAGGCACTGGGTCATTTACTTTAAGCGGTGATTCTAAAAATTTATCGTTAACTGTTGGTTTAGACGGTACTTCCACAATCACATTTTCAGGAAATGGGAATGTATTAAAATTAACGATTGGTTTGAATGGCACGGGGACATTTACGCTTAGTGGCGACAGTAACATTTTGTCGATGATTGTCCCGTTTGAAGGATTAGGAACGATCACATTCTCAGAGGGCACTACTAATTTAAAAGGCTTGCTTTCGATGACCGGAGAGTGGACACCATTCACTGATTTATCGCCTGAAAATTTAGCTAACGCAGTCTGGGAATCCGCTGCAACAGATCACAATAGCTCAGGCACGATGGGTAAAATCGTTAGACAAATTAAAACCAATGCTGATTTGATACCAGCTGCCTTATAGAAAGGGGAAAAAATGTATATACAATTACACGATGACTTAAGAAATCTGATGAACGATAACGAATCGTCTCAAGCGAGGGCGAATGCTAAATCATTCATTAACTATGCTCTGAGAGATATCGCTAACGAGTACGACTGGGAGTTTTTGAGAGGCTCGACCACATTCGCACCGACAGCAAACGGAACCTATGACCTGAACCCGATTACTGTTCTGACTGGTCTATCAGCCACAATCTACGGGATCGCTTCGGCTAGTGCTGATGACGGGAAGATCGTTAATGTGTTTGGTAAATATATTAACTCGACAACTTCGGCTTACTCTTCGGTAGTTTCTGCGATCACTGTGTCGGCTTCGTTAACGGCTAGTGCTGGGCAGTCATTTACGGTCATTGATGCGTTTACTAAGCCGGTCACTTCAGGATCAATTATTATCACAAGCGGATCAGGGAATATTATTTGCACACTAGGGGCAAACGATACATACGTTTCAAATGATATCCGAAAGATTAACGCAATTGTAAATACGACTAACGATAAGAACGTAATCAGATACGATTACAATAAATTTGTTAAAGGTTCACCGGATGAATCTGTAGATTCAGACGTGTTAGCGTGGGATGTCGATTACGGCTCGACTGTTCGAGTGATGAACCTAAATACCACCTCAACGCCTACATATAAAGTTTTATATCAGAGACAAAACAAACCTTTAATTAACGACTGGGACAAGCCAGAGTTCCCTGAGTATTTCTATCCTGACATCATCATGTACGCATACGAAGTTTATGGAAAACGATACCAAGACGAAGCTGATGCAGTAAATGGATCACAGCTTTATTTACTCAAGAAAGAATTAATCAATGAGATCATCCGTAAATGGGTATCAGGAGGAGACCGTCCTAGCCAAAGGATTCTTCCTCGTGGTTATAAATCGAAACTATAAGGTGATATATGCCTAGTACATTACAAAACATTAATTGGTTTCCAGGTAGAGGATTAGATTTAGATTCCCCTATTCATCAAGTAAGCAACCAACACGCCGCATCTGGGCTCAACTGGTACTCAGTAGACGGCAAGAATGCAGAAAAGAAGTTCGGATATGATGAAGTAAATACATCTGCGGTTTCAGCTACTCCTAACATTACAGGGCTTCATTCGCTATACTTATCTAATGGGACTGATTATGAGCTGGTATCAACGTCTAATGGCGATATCTGGACCGATTCGAGCGGTACGATCACCACGAAAATCCTATCGGGTCTCTCGACGTCGTACCCGTTAGATTACACACAATTTCTAGACACTGGTATCTGGGCTGATGGTGGCTATTATCTAAAAACATGGAACGGTTCGGCCTCTGGGACTGTCTCTGCGGGCGCTTCAGCCATCGCATGTGAGGTTCATCTTAATAAATTATTTACTGCTGATATAAATAGTTCAACAATTCGCTATTCTCAGACTGGAAGCATCTCTACATTCACCGGAGCAGGTACAGATACGTTTAATTTCGAACAAAACAACGGTCAAAATATCGTAGGCATGCAGTCTTTTGCTAGAAATGAACTAATTATTTTTAAAGAACGCTCGATGGGTAAATTAATCGGTTATGACAAGGCATCTTTCAATCTTTTAACGATTGATCGCTCGATCGGTTGCGCTTGCAAACGCTCAATGCAGAATTTTAAGGCCAATACCACAGGCGGACTGATGTTATGGGCTAACTGGGACGGGATTTATGCTTATGACGGCTCAACTCCTAAGAAAGTCAGCCAGAAAATTCAACCGTTTTGGGATTCGATAAATAAAAACTATATGAAAGATATGGTATCAGCGATTGACGAAGATACGGGGCTTTATTTTCTTTCTGTACCGTACGGGTCAGGACAAACAACAAATAATTACACAATAGTTTTAAACTTAAACCAACCATATCAAGACGATGAAGGATTTCATTTGCCTGCGTTTATTTGGTCAGATGGTTGGTATTCAATGAATCAAGAAACCAGTACGAACACAGCAAAAGTTGTTATGGGTGGAACTGGATATAAATATTATTACTCAGATATGCTTTACTCTAACGCTGGTAGCTCGGTAACTGCGTATATCGTGTCACCTGGTTTCACTTTCGACACATTAGGTTACTCAAATGCACTTCGTAGACTGTACTGCGTAATGAGTTCAGCGACAGGGAATATGAGCGTATACGGAAACTTTGTAGACTCTGATGATTGGGTACTTCAACAGACTTTTGACATGTCCGGCGGAGCGGCTAGGCTTGGGATTGACTTTGCGTTAGGTCTCTCACCTCTCGGGTTCCCTGAAGCTAACTTCTCACAACGTATTAATACAAACTTACGAGGCAGACGAATTAAAATTAAATTCGAACAGGCTTCGGATTCAGATAGGTTTACTCTTAACGCACCTGTGGAACTTTATTTTAAACGTGGGGGCATGCAAGGATGAAGGCAAACCAAGTTGGTCAATTTACTGATGCATCGGTACAGACAGAGGTTGAGAACATTTACCGTGTTCTTAATCAGATCGCTTTTGGGTCCACAACAGGCCAACGCTGTGAAAACTTAGACGCTTATTTAGTTGAGATCACAGCGGTTTCTGGAACGGATGTTTCAGCTTCGCATGATTTGAAACGTACTCCTAGTAACTGGTTACAGGTTTGGACAAACGTATCTGGGACCACGTACGAAAGCAGCTCTGGGGTTTCTGCGAACTCGGATACAGTGGCGTGGTTTAGGGCGACAGTAACAGGAAATTATAGATTAATAGTGATTTAAGATTATAGGTTTATAAGCTATTTAAAGGGCTTATAAGTTAATTAAACATAAAATACGGTGGCAATTTACGGTAAGTAGGAGACAAAATGGCAGTAGTTACTATTTCAGGCGCTCCCTTTGCGAACGGTTACGTTCCAACAATTTCAGAATGGAATACAAATATTTTCGGTGCTTTATCAGCATCGATAAATGATATTAACTATGGACAGGTTTCAGCTTCGCTAGTCGGAGCGTTAAGCGCAGGATCGACAAGCGCATTTGCTAACAATTCAAACGCTAAAGGTTACATCGATGGACAAATCGCAAACCTTCAAATCACACAAGAAAGTTATCGAATAGTTTCAGGGAATGCGGACACATGGGGCACACCGAACTTTTTACTAAGTGGCGCATCGAATGATTTCTCATGTGTTTCTGGTTTAACGGTTTATATCAACGGCACTACGATTAACTTGTCGGCAACTCAATACGCATCTGGTTTAACCTTAGCTTCGGCGGGGGTGTCTGCGACTATATCGGCAGGTATCTATGCAGGTTCTGCATTCACTCGAACAGAGGGTGAGTTCGGAGACACTGAAATTATATTAGACGGTTACGCTTCTGCTTTCACAGCAACAGCACGAATCGACACTATGCAGGCTTTTAAAACAGGTTCTGAGTTCTTTTTAGGGAAAGTTTCTAAGAAAAGTACAGCAGAACAAATTTCGATCTCTAAATGTAAACGTGGTATCGGAGCTTCGGCACGAGCAACGCTAACAGATAACGATGTGGTCTACCTCATTGAAGCAAACTATATTTTTATGAATAGTGATGGATCACTTTCAGCTACGACTTTACCACCTAAATATCAATCAGCCGACCCTGCCTCTGGAACTAACGGGGAGTTTTATTTCAATACAAATTCTAAAGTGTGGAAACGATATTCCGGATCATGGGGAACTAATAACGCTATTCTTTTAGGTGCGATTGTATGTGATCAAACCGGAGTCGTGGCCATCGATCATGAGGACTTTGATCTATCGTGGGATTCAACTTATGAAGCTGATATCTATCCGATTATGGAAGGGACGTCGGCGATAAGTGCCGTTTCTGGACTCTCTGCTATAGGTGTAAACATTCAAAAAGTAAGCGTAGCAGGCGAAACGGTTTACATGCCACAACCTAGAGAATTAGTCTTATCAGCACAGCTTCTAAGTACATTAACCGAAGCAAGCGCAACTCTTTATTACTTATATCTAACACC